TCTCGCGACTCCGCTTGTCGCGACGCAGCCTCTTTGCGGTCTGTGCGAATCGCTCGCATCACGGGATGCCTCCAGCCGGAGACAACCATGAGTGCGATCGCTCAAAAATCAATCCCGGCAACTCGACCAGCGAACCCTTCCGAAAAACGACTCGGCGAAGAGATTTTGACCGAGTTTGCGTTCAAGCAGGCCAAGTTCAAGGCCGAGCAGCTCGCGCCGCGGCCGGAGTTCGCCGACTGCGATCCCGAGGACGTTCAGCAAGAGTTGCTGATGTACTTGATCCAGAAGGCGGATGCGTACGATCCAACTCGCTCAAAACTCAACACGTTCATCGATCGCGTGCTGACCTCGGGCGTGCGGGAGCTGCTGCGGTCGAAGAAGCGACACAAGCGGCACCCGGTCGAAGACGACATCCAGGTTCAATCCTTCGAGCAAGCCGTCGACACAGTGGACGAAACGTTTGCCAATTTGGGCGACGAAGTCTCCATCGAGGATCTGGGGCGACGAACGTCGGGTTGCTATGTAGACCAATTTGAGGAGGTCGACGAGCGCGAGGCGATTGAGGTGGCAGTCTCGCATCTGTCGCCCCAATTGCAGGACCTCGTCCGCGTCATGGGGAACCAGTCGTTCAACGAAACGATGCGTCAATTTGGGCTGAGCCGTCGGCAATTTGACAAGGCACGAGCGGAGATTCGCGAAACGTTTGAACGCTACGACGCGACCTTTTTTTGGGAATAGCGGACGCGTTTTTCAAAACGCGGCATAAGTAACCTGGGGCGGCCAATGGGTCGTCGAAACAACTTCAACGATCCTTTCATCCCAGGCTTCTATGAGTGCTATGGATATCGAAAAGCGAGTGGCTATCTCACTCGCCGTTGGCCGGTATGTGCGATCGGCCGATCGCTTTAACGAAGCGTCGAAAGAGTTCACCGGAGCGTGCAAATCGCTGCGTCAACAACTCGGAGCTCAACAGCGTTTCGTCGTGCAGATCGACTTTAAGCATTACCTCGTGACCAGCGATCGCGACGGCAACTTTGAAGTCGAACACATTCAATCCATCTGAACAATCCAACGTCTCATCCATCCAACCACGGAGCTAACCAAACAGTGACCAACTTACTTGAAACCATCCAATCCGGCCGGCAATCGAAGCCGCCTCGCGTCTTGCTTTACGGTGTCGAAGGGATCGGTAAATCGACCTTCGGCAGCCAAGCCCCCAAGCCGATCTTCATTCAAACCGAAGACGGCCTCGATGAACTCGAATGCGATCGCTTTCCATTGGCGACCAAATTTGACGAAGTCATCGCCGCTCTGAAAACGCTCGTCAATGAAAAGCACGATTACGAAACCGTCGTGATCGACTCGCTCGATTGGCTGGAGCGTCTCGTCTGGGACAAGCTCTGCGGGCAGTACGCCGTCGAATCGATCGAAAAGGTCGATGGCGGGTACGCTCGCGGTTACATGCACGCCCTCTCCCTGTGGCGTGAAGTGCTCGATCTGCTCAACGTGCTTCGTTCGCGTGGCATGGTGACGATCCTGATCGCGCACTCCAAGGTTGAACGGTTCGAGGATCCCGAGTCTTCGCCCTACGATCGCTACTCGCCGCGACTGCATAAACACGCCGCTTCACTGATCAAGGAATGGTGCGACGCGGTCTTCTTTGCAACCCGCAAGATGCGAACCCAAAGCGAGGATGCGGGCTTCAACCGCAAACGCACCGTGGCTCACGCAATCGGCAAAGACGGGGGCGAACGTGTCATGCGTGCTTATGGCTCGCCAAGCTGCGTGGCCAAGAACCGCTACGGCATCGCCGAGGAATTGCCGCTTTCGTGGTCCGCCTTCGTGACCGCGATGTCCAACTGATCGATCCAACTACCGAACTTCCTACCTACAGACTCCAGACTAAGGACTACAGACTCCCTATGGCTAACCTTCAAGGCTTTGATGCAAACACTGTCGAACCGGCAGATGATCTCGAACCGATTCCCGCCGGCAAATACGTCGCCGTCATCGTTGACAGCGAAATGAAACCGACGAAATCGGGGTCGGGAAACTACTTGCAATTGACGTTTCAGATCGTGGAGGGTGAGTACTCAAACCGTCTCTTCTGGGTGCGACTCAACCTCGACAACCCCAACCCGACGGCAGTTGAAATCGCTCGTCGCGAGTTGTCGGCGATCTGTCGGTCGGTCGGCGTCTTGGTGCCCACCGACTCGACGGACCTCCACAACCTGCCGTGTTTGATCCACGTCCGTTTGAAACGCCGCAACGACACCGGCGAATTGCAAAACGAGATCAAGGGCTACAGCAAGCGGGAATCGGCCGCGAGCAAGACCCTCGAAACCTCTTCGGCCCCAAGCACGGATGCGCCCTGGAAGCGATAGCCGCGGCCTCTTCTTGATCGCTTCCTCTCATCAGCCGGCCGGCACGGATTGTCGGCCGGCTGTTTTTGTTCCACCCCTGGCTGGCTCAACATCATGTTCAAACTCCAACTGCCATTCCCACCGTCTGTCAACACATATTGGCGACACGTCGGCAACCGAGTGCTGGTCAGCAAGAAGGGCCGGCAATACCAGACAACCGTCAGCAAGCTGCTGAATCGAAAGAACATCAAAACGCATGATGGCGATTTGATCGTTGACGTACGTTTGGTTCCGCCCGATCGCCGCCGCCGTGATGTGGACAATTCGCTCAAGGCCCTGTTAGACGCGATGCAATTCGGCGGAGCGTATCACGACGATGCTCAGATCGTGCGTTTAACGGTGGAGAAACACCAACCGGATCCAGACGATCCGCGAGCCGAAGTGGTCGTCCAAAACGTTCCGGCACCGATCGGCCAAGCTGGCTTTCGGACGTGTTTAAAGTGTGACAACGCGTTCGCAAATGATGGCCCCGGCAATCGAATCTGTTCGGCATGCCAGGAACTCAACGCGATCTTTAGCCACCGCGTGGAAGACATGCGGGGCCGGAAGTATCACAACGGTGAACCCTTGGTTGAGCGTCAGGAGGATCGACTTTGAAACTCCGTGATTACCAACAAGCCGCCGTCGACGCGGTCTACAACCACCTCCGCAATCGCGACGACAATCCAGTCGCCGTGTTGCCGACCGGTGCCGGCAAATCACTCGTGTTGGCGAAGATTGCATCGGACGCAGTTCAGCAATGGAACGGCCGCGTTCTGATCCTGGCCCACGTCAAAGAGTTGCTCGAACAGAACGCCGATAAAGTGCGCCGACTGTGTCCCGACATCAAGGTTGGACTGTACTCGGCTGGGCTGAAGAAGCGTGACACGAACACACCCGTATTGGTCGCCGGCATCCAGAGCATTTACAAGCGAGCTTGCGATCTCGATCCGTTCGACCTGATCGTTGTTGATGAAGCACACCTAATCAGCAAGAAGGGCGACGGTATGTATCGCCAGTTCTTGGCTGATTGCAAAGTCATCAATCCGCACGTCCGCGTGATCGGCTTGACCGCGACTCCGTTTCGGCTCGACTCTGGCATGATCTGTTCGCCGGATCATTTTCTGAACAGCATCTGTTACGAGATCGGCATCAAAGAACTGATCCGCGACGGCTACTTGTGTCCGCTGGTCTCCAAAGCCGGCATCAATCGCGCGGACTTTTCAGGCGTTCACATGCGGGCTGGCGAGTTCGTCAGTGAAGAGGTCGAGCAACTGGCGGGCGACGATGCCCTTGTGTCCGCCGCGTGTGCCGAGATCGTGGAACTGACGGCTGATCGTCGGGCCGTGTTGATCTTCGCAACGTCCGTGGCCCACGGGCGGCAAGTCGTCGAAACGTTGCGAGACAACCACAGCATCGAGTGCGGTTTCGTCACGGGCCAGACGCCGGCGGATGAACGCGATGCATTGTTGGCCCGCTTTCGGGGTGAGGGTGGCTTAGGCTTCCAGCCTGAGTTGTTTTCTTCACAGGCTGGAAGCCTATGCCACGATCAACCACTCCGATTCCTCTGCAACGTCAACGTACTCACCACCGGCTTCGACGCACCGCGTGTCGATTGCGTGGTCATGCTGAGGCCGACAATGTCGCCGGGACTGTTGTACCAATGCGTCGGCCGTGGCTTT